TCAGTCCAGGCCAATAGAACTCGAACCGGCCACGGCGATACCACATCCGGTGAATACCGTTCTGATACGTAAGATCTGCACGAACGTTCACCATCCCGATAATGAAACCATGCTCCGTGAAAGACTGGGAAAAGCCATGGCGGTAAACCGAAGCCGTACCAATCCCAGCTTGTTCCCCCAGCGCCGTCGTAGAACCGTCGATCTCCGTCGCTGAGGTCTGCGCCAAAGGGTGCACTGTAATCATCGTACGGCCACCACCAAGAAACTCAGGCCGCTGCAACCGAGCATCCGGAGACAACACACCGAAGTGGGCTCGAAGCAACTCCGCGTACCGCGTACCACCTCGAGCATCCCGCTCGAGCATCTGCTGAATCAACGTTGCCGTCCGGATATCATTAATCAGAACCTTCACGTCGGGCTGACCATCCGTCGAACCTGCCTGTACACGCAGACCATCATCAAGGTAATACGGACCGTAGTTCATCGTCCGATACCCAGGAGTCTTCACCGCCGCCGGCCCAGCCGAAGTCGTGCTGGCCGCGGTATACCCCAGACCCGTCACCGGCGCTGCACCTTGAGACCAGAACCCAGCCGCAGCCTGATCCACGTACACCATATTCCCACCAGGCTGCAACGGGTCCAAACCCGAAAACGCCGTAGCATTCGAAGGCTTCTGAGGCCACGGCCGACACGTCGTAAAATAATCGTGCCGCTTACCACGCAGCCTAACCGCGAAATCCGCTAAATCATCCGGACCATCGTCTGTATCCACGTCCAGCGGATTTTGCAAATCCTGATCCCGGAAAAACTCATTCCAAATCAGGTTATACCCACGGAACGGCAACGACACGATTACCACGTCATCTGTCGCTGTCACCGAGTTAATCGTCAAACCCATGTAATCGTACAAACTACCGACCGTCATCGAACTCTGAGGCACCGTCACCGTAGGCGCCAAATAATCCGTCGTCGTCGTCGGTGTCGCCTTCTCCCCCATCATGTCTTCGAAGTGGGTCCACACAAGGCGATTCGGCACAAAGAAGAAAAACGACTCCAGAATCAAGTTATCCATCACCGGCACGATTGCCGTCGCCAGCCGAACAAATGCGTCCATACGGCACGCAATGGAATCACCCGGCAACACCTCACGCAGATACACTGGCACCAAATACGAGGCGTCAAACGTCGTCTTATGATAATGCTCAACGTCGAACGCCGACCGTGGTACATCAGGGCGAGGCACCATAGCGAACCGGTGCGCATCGACACTTCGCATCTGACCACTAGGCATCGCTCACTCCGTTAGAGGAAAGAAACACTGACGCATTCGACACGAACCGAACCGCAGACTGAATTACACCTGTCTGCTCACTAAACTCGCCCACTTCATACAAATCGAAGTCCTCCGGATACTTCTCCACCAAATGCTTACTACCACGAAAGGACTCAACAATCGTTCGCGACATCTGTCCGTCATTATGACCCATCATGACCGGACCATACAGACTCATCTTCTTGTCCAGAAAGCTATACAGTTTCACATCACACCTCCGTTAAAGGTCACCACGACACTCCACCTTCCGAATCGCCACTTCCTCACGCACCGCTAACCGCTCTCGCGTCGAATCTTCCTTCCGGAGCTCCGCACGCCGAAACCGACCTTCCTCTATCAACTCAACTGACATGGCATCGGCCTCCCGACGATACCGTTCCCAGTAATAACGAGGCACCTTATACCGCTGACCATCACGACTCACCGCATAATCCACAGGAAACAGATCGCCCTTAAAGCGCTCGTACCAGTGAGCACCGATACCGGGCTTCAGCGACATACGAACAAACTCTTCTTCTTTCGCGATCTGGAGCAAAGCATCGCCAACGTCGAATCCGGCCTTCGCCTTCCGACGTATCAACGCCCGAGCTCGAGCCCAACCCGATCGCTTCGTCGCCTTCTCCACGACATATCCCGCAACATATGCGGCAGAGGCCACAGTAACATCGTCCAATTGGACGGTGCCCTTCTTCCATACTGACTCCGCGACCGAGGAACGAAACGAACCATTGAACAACTCTTGTTCATCACCAAACTGAGTATTGAACAGAATCGCGTGAAAATGCGGCCTTCTCCGGATACTACCATACTCACCGGAACAAAAAAAACGGATCCGACCTCTCGACCGGATCCGCTCACGAAGACGACGCATCATATCTTGGAAGTCTTCGTACTTCAAACTACCATCCTCCGGCAACGCCTTATCATCGTACGTGAACGTCGCCATCCAACTCCTATCGTACCGCTGGGCCTCATGCATAATCCGCACGGCCCACGCCCGAGATCGATCCAGCATACAACCGATGCACCGACCGCATTGGAGCTCCAAGGAACGACCTGAACGGGTAGGATCTGTTCCGATCCACACCTCACCAGACTCGGGGTTCCTAGAGCCTTGGAGAGGGCGAAAGCAACTCACATCCGGAATCCGCCGCGACCTGGCCTAGCCAGGTTGATCGACTTCGTCTTTCGCGACTGAGACTTGAACCGACCAGCAGAGCGTGACTTATTCACCTTGTGACGCATATCGACTCTCCAGAAAAGGGGACCTCTTCACTCCCTAAGGTAACAGACCCCAAGGGACCTGTCACCTAGCACACAGTAGTCAAGACAGACCTGTGTGCACCTAACGCTTCGCCTTCGCCTTCGCTTCAATATCCGTCTGCAACGGATCTACAACCGGCTGCTCCAGCAGCCGCGTCACCTCGAGCGATTGCACCGCTCGCGCCAACTGCATCCGCAACCGACGCAACGCCATATGCAGCGTCGCTTGCTCGATCCGCTCATTATCAATGAGCGTCTCATAATAACCGATCCTGCTTCGCAGATCCTCAATACTACGCTCGATACGAGCTACCTTCGCGGACATACCGTCCTCCAAGAGAAAAGAAACATGAACCACCATAAACTAAGATAATACATACAACATAGAAAGTCAACACCACTTCGCTTACGCGAAAGTCAAACTAAGCGGCTTACGCCGCCCAAGCTAAAGCCAAACAGCGTGGGCGCGCACGCGCGCGGCCACGCACGTAGACGCGCGCGAACACACGCGCGCGCGCCCACGAAAACCAACTACACAACAACCAGACAAACACTTACTAATCATCACTACGTGATACAACAAAAAGGGGGGGCCACTCGGCCCCCCCTTAAACCCCCCTCACACTGCCTACGGCACTCCAACAACCGGTACCACCGGCAACACCTCCGGAGGACGCATCAAAGCGTCCCATTCCTCCGGAGTATGAGACTCCACATACTGAATCAGCCGGCCCGGATCATTCCCGAACTTATCACGCACCGGTGCCGGCAACTCCATAAACCGCCGCCGCGCTCCTTCGATCGTCTCTACCGCGCTCTGAAAATCGTGAATACCTGTAAAATCGCCATAAACCCCAGCAGCCACAGCAGTAGGGAGACTACGAGTGAGACCAAAACGACGGACAATGACATTGATGTCCGCGTCTTCCTGGAATTGCTGCTGGGTAAGCATGGGACCCCCTCCGGGGCTCGCCGCCTCATCCGAAACCTTCTTCGCGTCGTACCCATGTAGTCCAGCTCCCATAGGGATCATTTAATAGCCCTCAAAATCTCGAGGATATACCGCCCAAACGGGCCCATCGCACCAATCTCCTCTTCGAACTTCGCAATATTCACACGACCAGCCTTATCCAGCTCCGCCAACACAGCCAGCGCCCGAGACTGCCGAGCCGCATTCTGCGTCTGCAACACCTGCGCCTTTGCCTGCTTAATCAGCTCCGGCATCAACTGCCGAATCTGAGACGTCGACAGCTCACCTTGAGCCGCCTGTTCAGCCAACACTCGGTACCGATCTGGCGCTGTCGTACTAATATCCGCGGCCTGCGTATTCGCAAGCCTCCCTTGAGCCGCGGACTGACTCGCCTGCGCATGCGTCAGCTCGATCGTCGCATTCGCCTGACGTACCGCCAACGCATTCGCCACAGCTCGATCCAAACCTCCATAATCCGCCATCGCTCCGCTCGGCTGGGACGCGCCACCCATTCCAGACATCATCGGGTTAATCCCGGCGCGCTTCAAATCCTCAACCTCCCGCTGATGAGCCGTAGAAGACATCCGCTCCTGAAACGCACGATTCTTCCCTGCTTCCCGAACACTAAGAGCCGTACCCAGTACACCAACAGCCGCCGCACCGGCGGGAACTACCCAATCCTTATTCCGTTCCCACCAACCGGGCTCTTGCGTCTCCTGACGCACCTGGAACGCATTAATCGCCATTACAGCCGTGCTCCCATCCCTGGGATACTGTAGACCGGCATGCACCGCACGAGCCGATCCGAGAACAAGAAATCACCTAGAAACTGCTGCGATGCAAAATACGACGTCTGCAACACTCTCGTTACCGTCCCTACGGCATTATCCGAAATGAACGACCCATTCAACGTAGGGGCCCCGCTAAACTCCTCTGCAAAATGCCACATGTCCAACGGCGTCGTGATCCTCGAGCGAAACGCTCCTGACACTCGCGACGGCATGTACTTATACTCACTCCACCGTTCCTGATAACCGAACACCGAGTCATCACCCGCGGCCGTACCGGTCGCATACAACTCACGCAACTGCACCGCCTGCTCACCGAGACCATTCAGTCCAGGCCAATAGAACTCGAACCGGCCACGGCGATACCACATCCGGTGAATACCGTTCTGATACGTAAGATCTGCACGAACGTTCACCATCCCGATAATGAAACCATGCT